CATCGACTTCCTCTGTGCCGCCCTCACCCTGGCCCTCTCCCAGAGGGAGAGGGTAACCCGGTCCATGGACCGGTCCGATCTTATCTGCTTCGATTCGCCCGATTTCCTGCGCCGCATTGCGCGCTAGTGTGGTGAAGTTTGTTTTCAGCACGCGCTGCGCAATTAGGAGCGCGGCTTCGCAGTAAACAAACAAGTCGAGTGCCTCGTTGCGGTACCAGTCCTTGATCTTCTCCCACGCGCGGCACGCCTGGCCGCGTCGGTACACAATCACAGGTTTCTCAGATCGCAATTGTTTGAAGTAGTGCTCCGGATAGTGTGTGCCGAAATGGCAGAAGCCGGGCTTCGTCTTGTCCTTCAGTTCGAGGCGATTCGAGATCGAGTCTTTGGCCGTTTCAGTTCCCACCGTCCAAACCTTGACAGGTGGATCGCCCTGATTGGTAGGCTTGGAAATGATTGGTTTGCCTGGCGTACTTGCCCCCTTAACGGCGTAAAGATGGCGGCCAGGATTCTGACGAATGAACCGATAGACGCGATGCGGCAAATAACCGGTGTCGATGGCGGTGGCGGAGATCCGGAGCTGGCGGCCGCTGGGCGTTGTGAAGGTGCCGGCAATAATCTTCTTCAGATCGTCCCAAACAGTGGGGAACGCGGGATCGCCGTCGATCTGCAGGTACTCGATGCCCCATGACTGGGGCACGGTGTATTTGCTGGTGTCTGTTTCGGCTCCTACGCCATAGCCCTTGATTTCAAGCTCGAGCCGGTTTTTTTGCACGTCGACGGCGGCAACCAGCATTAAGACTTCTTCAGGAATGATTGAGCGGTCGTAGGTTTCCCGAAGTTCGATGAGATCGTCCGCGTCAATTTCACCGTCGCGTTCTTCGTACGCTTCCGCGAGACGGGTATTCAAAAAGGCCTTCATCTTTTCGCCGCTCGGATCCTGTTTGGCGTCGAGGTAGGCGATGGCCATATCCGCCATCGAAGAGAATGTCGAATACAACTCGCTTATCCAGAATCCCGCGCGACCGCGAAACTCGGCTTCAGCGCGCCACTCGCCACGCTGCAGAATTTCGAGCCGTTCCTGCTCGGTAATCTGGCAGCCGTTAACGCAAACGTAATAAGCCGTGAGGGGATCGTCGTTGTCCCATTCGACGTGGCCATGCGTGAGCGTGCAGGGCGCGTCTGCAGGCGGACAGCTGCAGCGCTCAGCAAACCACGCCAACACCTGGAATTCGCCGCAGTGGGGACAGGGAACCCAGCGCTTGCGGCGGTCGGAGTTGTAGTACTCCTGCTCGATCGGCGATCGGCGGGGTTGGTCGGGCGGCGCGTCTGGCGAATTCTCCAAGCGATTGCGCGGGCTGGAGACCGTGAGAATCTTTCGGCTTCCTTTGAAGGTTTTAGTGCGCGCGCGCGCGAGCGAGGTGGAATCGCCTTCCGTCGTTGGTCCCATGCCGTCGCGTTCGTCGATGAAGAGATACCGTACGGGACGCGAGGATACGGTAGCTGGAGACGTGGCCCAGGCGGCGTTGATGCGGCCGCCCGGGTAAGTCTTAACGTAAGCCGTGTTCTCGGACTTGCGGCCGCGGCCGTCGCTCACCAGTTCCTGCAGGATCGCGGTGGTGCGAACCATGAGATCGAAATACTCTTTGAACCAGGCTTTTGTTTTTTCCTTGTCCTCTCCGAGGTACATGGCGGGGGCTGGGTCGATCTCAATCTCAAACCCGGAACAACAATTAATCAGTTCGGTGCCGGCGATTTGTGAGGACTTGATGAGCAGGATCTCTTCGACTTCGGGGTCGGTCCAACAATCCATGATCTCGATTAAGTGAGGAACGTAATCGTTAGACCAGGGGCCGGTGCGCTCCGGATTGGTTTTCTCCGGGCTGAGGACGCGACGGGAAGGGGCCCAACTTGAAACCGTGAGGCCGGCGTCAGGAATCGCCGCTCTAATCGCTTCCTGTAAGAGTTTTATAGTTTGAGCGGAGGGCATTCCAAATCTTGTCCTGCTGGTCGCAGCCGATCTTTGCGAGCTCTCGTGCGCTTTTGGCTTTGTGCAGCTTCGCAGCGTGTTCGCGCCAAAATTGGACTCGCAGACGCCGGTGAAGAGCTTTGAAAATCTCCTGAAACTCCGTTCGAACCTCGCGACGGTCTGCGAGTTCCTGAGTGGCCTTGCGAAGTTCGATTTCTTCGCGCTTTTCCCGGTGTGAAGCCGTTTTGAGCTTGACCTGGTCGAGAGACACGTCGCGGCCGGCGATTAGTGCCGGCAGGGCGTCCGCGAGCGAGTAGAGTTTCGAGTTACGCGGGCCCGGGCGTGACGCCACCGTCTCCAGACGGTCTGCAATGGTGGCGCGATCGAGACCGGTGAGGCGATGGAAGTCGGATTGTGAGAAGAGGCCGGGCTCTGGTTCGGCGGATGACTTTTGAGTGATGAAGCCGGCGACGATCTCCTCAAGTGTCGGACCTTCGCCCAGCGTCGCGAAGACGCCGGAGATTTTCTTACGATCCCAGCCGGTGAGGCGCGCAAGTTCTCGAATGGAGAAGGTGGATTCAGACATTAGGAATCAGTGAGCAGTGAGCAGTGAGCGGTGGCCAGTGAGCAGAAAATGTGAAGAAACTCATTTTTTTACGATTTTCAGCCTCGGGCGCTCGGCGGGCGCGGTGTTCGTCGCTGGCGCGCGAAGTTTGTCGGCCGTCACTTTGAGCGTGAGGATTTTGTCGACTTCCTTTTGGATTGCGAGTGCGGTTTTGAAGTCCTGGACTTTCACCGATTCCATGTAAAGGTGATTAAGCCGCGCGATGGCCTTTCCCAGTTCGGTTTCGGTGTTGATTTCGCCGGCATCGTTTGCGAGCTCGAGGTTAGCGGCTTCGATGTAGTGATCGATGTCGCCGGGCTCTTCGTGCCACTTGTTCGAAGTTGCATAAACGAGAATGGTGGCGCGGTCCAGACCACGGCAGATCAAGGTCTTCACCATGGCCGCGCGTTCGTCGCAGCCGTCGCGGTGTATCTCTGGAATATTATTCCGCGACTTATTGCGAGACTCGTCCAAAGGTGGTTTTTGACCTTGTTTCATCGGGTTTGCGAGTGGCCTAATTAACGGTTCTTCTCCAACAATTCGTCCATCCATTGTTTGTGAAAATCGAATAACTGCTTGTCGTTGGTCACCGTGTTTTGTTCGAGTCGCGGGTTGGCGGTGAAGTTTGCGGAGCCTTCGATAACGATCCAGTCCGGCGCGGCGCCGATGAGCATTATCTTGGTGTGGTTTTCAAAACACAGAAAGCGCTGGCCGCGATCTATGAGACCACCGGCGAGCGTGGCGTAGACGGCCGGCTCGCGGCGTTTGAAGTAGAGCCCGGAAAACATCGTGGCTGCCGTGAGCTTTTTCTGATCATAGAGGTTGAGCAGCTGAAGCGCGTTCGAGCGATTGAGCGTCCAGGTTGAGCCGTAGAAGACGGCGGGCCGGTTCAGCAGCTGAAGTGTTACCGGGCAAAAATTCCAGTAATCGAATGAGCCGTTGGAAACTATGTGGATAGTTTCGCCTGGCTCGGGAAGCTGCTTAAAGAATTCCTCGAGCTTCTCCTGGCGAATCGCGCGCAGCTGGCGGCGCCTTGTCGGGCGGCGCGTCATCTGCAGTGACCGGTTGAGAGTCTCGGGAGATTCGAGAGTTGTTTGGGAACCAAGCCAATCAAAGTTTGTTTGATCGTCTGGTTGGATCTGCTCCTGGGTGTTCGGAGCGTCAATCCAATCGAAATCCGGCAATTACCGGGCGGCGTGCAACGCGAGGTCTTGTTGGTGAAGACTTCGCGAGGCGCGTCTGCCAAAGCGGTGCAGTTCGCGCTGTTCGTATCGGCGGCCGCGACGGTTGAGCGGCTCCGGATTGTCGTCGAGAACAAACCGGCGCGTTCCGCCGGCTGCGTTGCGATCAACGTGAGCGGCCTGATCAGGACCGGCAACGACGCGATCGGCAGCGACGATTGTGTCGAATTGGCGATTTGTGGTTGGTGGCGTAGTGGTGGGAATCATTTTGTTTATTGTTCTCCTTGAATGCGGGTGAGGTTCGTGGCGGTACTCGGCGGCGCGCGTGAAGTAGTAGTTAGCGAGGGAGTCAGAACCCCTCTCCTGAAACGCTCGCGCTTGACGGTCATGCGACTCGGCGTTTTGCAAAAGGAATTCCTCGTCAGACATGGCGGTCAGATTTGTTATTTGGCGGTCCGTAATGCCTCTTCAAGTTTCGCGGCGAAGTTTGGAAGAAAACGGTCGCGATAGGTTTGGGCGGTGGGCTCGATCACGGTCGACTGTTTGCGGACGTGGACCTGTTCGACGAGGTTGTAAATTACGCGCAGCCGGCCGTTGATGCGGTCGAAGAGTTTGGGCCCGCTCTTCGTGTTGAGTAGGAACGCACTCTGAAGGTTTCGCGGACGGAGCTCGCGCGGGATTTCCGCATGAATGTCCGGTTGAATGGCGGACGTTGGAATCGCGAGGAACTGGCCATCGCTCGCGTGTTTGGTGGCGCCCTCTTCATGAGCGATGAGGAAATAGGCGTTAGTCGACAATTCCGCGCTCGGGTCCGCAACGGTGGCCGGCCGGTAATGAATTCCAAAAAAGTTTGACGGCGCGAACCAGGCGTTTCGCGTGATGAAGGTTTCCTGGATCTTCTGGATTACGTTGCGCTGCGCGTCGCGCACGGTGGCCGTGTTGGCGGCAGCAACGGCGAAACGGATTTGCTTCGCGAGCGTGAGCAGCGCGGCGATCGGGCCGGTGACTGTGGTTTCGGTCTGCACAACTCAATCGTTTTTGAGAGTAAACACGACGGACGGCGTCAGTTTCGGCCGAACAATGCGCGCGACTGATTGGGCGTCGAGGAACTTATCGACCTTTCCAACGAGCACGGAAAAGCAGCCGTTGTAATTAGGGTCGAGACGCAGGCGCGGCGGCACGGCGCGGATGAACTCGGCGACGCCGATTTCGCGTTTACGATCTACGGTGACCTGGCAGACAGCCAGCTTTGTTTCGAGCGGCGCCGGCGCTGCGCCTTCGACCGTAATCTCCGCCAACAGCTTCGGACCAATCTCTTTCTCGATCAGCGCAATCTCAGCCAGCAGAGGCGCGAGCTTTTGATCTCGCTCGGCGATGATTGGCTCGGCCTTCTTATCGTAGGCCTGCAGGTGGGGCTCGAGCGCGCGATCGGCGTCGGCGTTGATGCGGTTAACGCGCTTCGTTTTGTTGGCCCAGACGTCGAGTTGGGTGCTGAGGTGAGTTTTGTTCATGGCGCGGCGGCTTTGAGTGCTTCTTCCGGA